TTTTGTAGATCATAATCAAGCTACTGCAAGATGTGCTGAACTTTTCAAAACAGCCATAGCATGTCAAGCATCTACTCAAGCACTTCTTACATCATATAAAGCACCAGATAAATCAGACAAAGCTACAGGTGTTTTCCCTGCTAAATCTAAAACTTCTTTTTTCATTTTAGTCATACTTTCTTTTGAAGTATCTACCAAAGTTGAAATATTGCTCATAGATTTAGAAAAATCCATAGACATTTTTACTCATGCTATTCATATTCATCCAGCAGCCAAAGCAACACCACCAAAAGAAGATTTTAATTTTTCTCATGTTGATTTTAATTTTCAAAAACTTTTATTAGCTTGCTTTTGTATTTTCTTAAAAACTCATGAAGCCTTATCGTCAGCTTCTATGATTACATGTAATTTATCTGTTGTTGTCATCTATGTTTTCTATTTCTAAAGCTAAATCTATGATCCAAATAGGTTGTTCTAAATATTCTTGATAAGTCCAACCAAATTTTTTCATAACTAATACTGCTTTTAATTCTTCTGTAAGTTTTCATTTACCTTTTTTTAAGGCTACTTTGTAATTATAAACAGATTTTTCTATTTTTTTTTATTATTTTTTTCTATCTCTTTTATTTTTATTTCAGCTTCCTGTATAAATCCAAATCTAAAATAAAATCTTTGATATTATCTACTCATTCGATACTTTTTACCAATGAAACAAACACTTCAAATCAGGCATCAGTATCAGTTATTTCTCATTTTTGTTGTCTTTCTTGTAAATTAGCTATGTTTAATTTATCTTTTCATTTAAGTTGATCTTTAAAAACTAATTCTTTTCATCATATTTTCATTTTTCAAAATATTAATATATAAAACTATATTCAGTTTGTTTATAGATAGTTTATTTTCAATGTAATAAGTTTTTCAGTATTAAAAAAAGCCATTTAAGGCTTTTTATTTTTATTCTATTTCTGGAACTATGATACATCTGCAATTACTTCCCCAAATTATTTTTCCTTTACTTCTTACTAATAATGTATGATTTTTTAATAATTCAACATCATAAACATAATCATTATAATTTATTATTTTTACATCTAAATTTCAGAAGTTAGTATATTGCCTATTTAATATAGATATTATATAAATATTATTATTTATAGTATAAGTTCAATTTTTGAAAGTTTGTTGTTTTCATTTACATTCATTTAATTTATAAGATACTGCTTTTCAAGTTTTTATAATTATTTCTCATAAATCGTCAGCAATTTTCTTTGAACTTGTGGATATTGTTATACTATTTTTAAAATTATATCACTTAAATTCTTTTCATTCTTTTATATTTCAATCTCATAAAATATAAGCATCCAAAAATATTTGTAAAAATTTTTTATCAAGTCTTTTTATTTCTTTTGGAATATATTTTTCAAAACTCTTTCAAAATTTTTGAAGATATAATCATAAATCATGATCAGAAATATAAATTGCATCTTTTCACTTCCATATTTTTCTAAAAGGTAAATCTTTTATATCATTATACATTTTATCTAAATAAGTTGTTTGTGATATTTTTATTTGTAAATTTCAATTTTCTCTTTTAGTAATACTTCATTCTGATAAATAATATCACATAAATCTACAAAAATCTCCTGTTCTTAATCTTTTTCAAGCAATATCTATATAATCCTGATAAATTCATTTCCATTTTGAACTTTTATAAAACTTAAATTCCTTAGGTAATTTATCCAAACTATCAATAAATACAGGTTCAATTTGTCTTCATTTATTTCATCTATCAATTCTCTTATATCCAAACCAAGGGTGATTTAAACTTACTCTTAAATGGAAAGAATTTTGTTTATTTGTAAGCTCATATAATTTATCTACTTTATATTTAATAAAGTTTTTAATTCATACATATTCTAAATCTTTTGTTTCTGGATTTAAACTTAATATTAAATCATTTTCTTTTAAATCCTTAAATAACTTAAATCAATCTTTTGTATAAACTTCTGTTTCTTTATCATAGCAATTTGGGTGCAAAGGTGGATACTGTATGTCCGAATCAAGAACAAGTTTTGATTTTCAAATTCCGTTCAAAACATCTCATCATTTTACAAAATTTTCTTTTATTTCTACTACTTTATTATTAAATTGATTACAATAAGGACAAGTTCTTTCATCCTCTGCTGTAAACCATTTTTTCTTTGTAATTCCTACATCCTCCCGTGCAGTTTGATTTCATCTGTTTGATATTCTTGTTGTTTCAGTTCTTACTATTTTTTCAACTCTTTTTCATAGATATTCATCAAATTTCCCGTCTATTTGATTTGTAATTTCATCTATACTAAGTCAATTATTTAATCATTCAGTAGTTATTTTTGAGACTTCATCAAGTGTAGTTTTATCTATCTGGTCTGCAAGTTTCAAAATATAAGTTCTTGTAGCTTTGTTTATTTCTTCGTCCTTACTTTGTGTAAAAAAGTCTTTTGGATCTTTTCCAAGTTCTTCTATACTTTGTTTATATTCTTGATGAAAAAAGTTTTTAACTGGCTTTTGCAATAATCATAACCAAACTAATCAGTTTTTAAATTTATCTACAAAGAAAATAGAAAGATCCTTTTTCTTATATTTATTCAAACTTTTCCAAGTTCTTAATTCTGCTTTTATATTCTTTCTTTGTTTATTAAATATTATTTTCATTTTTTTAGCAAATATTTCTTCAAAACTATCAGCTCTTTTTGTAAAACCTTTCCGTTTTTTCTCCGCCCATTCTTCCGAGCCTACGATTTCTTTTTTCATTAACTTCATAGCTTTACTTACTAATTCATTGTTTGTAGTTTCTTTTATAGACTGTTCAAATTTTACAGGCACTAAATCAGCTCATATTTTCAAAACATCACCATCTTTTAGTAAATCATAGTTTAGTTTTTGTCTGTATTCGTTCAAAGTTATTACTCCATTATTCCAATGTTTTATAAGATTTTCATCATCTATTGGAACTACTTTTAAAAATCTAAATCATTCAGTAAATAAAAACAAATTAAATCCAGCTTCAATTTTTTTAGCTATTGGTAAAAGTGTTCTTTTAGCATATATCTTTTCAAAATTTCTAATATTTAAGTTGTTTCACTCTCCAAGTCATACAATAGCTTTTGGAACCTTAAAATAAGAAAGTATTTCATCTCTTACTATTTGTTTCATTTCTGTGAAATCCATATCTTTTGCACTTGTAGAAATGTTTTGTATTTTTAACCCTCACTCTAAAACAATAGGTTTATGTGCATTATCTAAGCCCTGACTTGCTTCTTGAAATTGCATTTTAAGAGCCTTTCTTGTTTCTGGTGGTATATTTCTATCTGTTTCAAGAACTAAGCCTATTTTTCATCATTGTTTAAAAAACTTGTAATTCCATTTAGTAGAAAAATCATCAAGTAAAATACTATATATTCCAGCTTCTACTGGACTGTATCCAGACAACTCACTTTCAGGATTTTCAGGATTAAAATTTTTAAATATAATTAGATCATCTTTTACAAACTTCCAAGTCTTTCCTCATAAATTATAAACATATTCTCCATCCTCATTTTTATAAATTTTATCAGGTCTTAAAACTACAAGTTGTGTTATATTGTTTCATACTCTCACTTTCCATAAAACAGAAATACCCAAAAGTAAAAGATGTGTAGAAACAGCTTCAAGTAAATCGTAATTTATCAGATCTAAATATTTATGATCTATTTTTTTATTATTCTTAAAAACTGCATACTCCAAAGAAGCTATATCAGTAGCAATAGTGCTTATAGCAGTATAAACCCACCTTTTATATTGTCCTACTAACTCAGGTTTATCATCATTTCAAGAAAATGAAAAGATAGGAAAAAAACTTTTTGTATTATTTCAAGCAAACCAAGATTTTATTGTTTTTACTAAGTTCATTTTTTATTTTTACTAAATTAAAACTTTTACAGAAATATATAATATTGAATATACATTTTTACCATCTTCTGTATTTGTTGTAGTTCCAAATTCACTATTTTGCATAGTTAAATTATTACAAAGTCCATCAAGTAAATTGTTATTCAATTTTTCTAATATATCATCATAAACTTGCATTAATATTTCCCAAGCTTGTTTCTTCCCTATTTTTTCATACTCCTGAAAAATATATAACTTAAAATTATAAGTTCTTTCATTTTGTATTTTACTTATAGTTTTATTGTCTCCTGAATAAGGTTCAAATACAACCATAGGATAATTTTTACCAATATCTGCATAATCTTTTACTTCTGCAATAGAATTTATTTCAGACAGTTTTTCATATATTTTATCTTTTATTTCTTTAAACATTTTCTAAGTTTTTGCTTATAAATTTTTCTATTTTATTAAGTATCGCCTTTCATGATTTATTCAAAACTTTTGGTATCCATTTCTTTCATTTAGTTCCTTTTCTTGCAATAGCTCTTTGCACTGCATAAGGATTTACTCCGTGTCTTTGTGCCCATTTACGGACATTTTTTACACTAGTCCAATGTGGTTTTGTTCCATCATGAATATACAATCAATATTTTTTTGTATTATAAACTACTACTTTATTATTTTTTTCTTGTATTCTATAACTTTGTCTCAATATACTTGTATCTACAGGAGTAGCCTCTTGTAATTTTCATTTAAGTATTTCAGATCATATAAACAAAGCTTTATTTTTTATCTGTGAAAATCTTTCTGGATCTATTCTTTTTATAAACTTATTTAAACCAGTAATTTTAATCTCCATTTTTATAAACTAATACCTTTAAATATTGTTTTCTTCTGCTTTGTCCAAGCTGTTCGATAGCCTTTACACTATAATCTTGATTATTTATTTCTAATATATCAGATTCAAGAATATCTACTTTCCCAGATATTACTATATAAAATTCTTTTCATAGCTTATCAAAATCCAACAACACATTTTCTATTCAAGAACTATAAAAAACTCCTTTATATTCTTTTCAAGTATATGAGTATGCACTCTTTCAGTCTGTATAAGTCTGTCTTTTTACTTTTATTAAATACTTAATCATATATTTTTATATTTATCTAAAATATCATAAACTTTTACTGGTATATCTTGATTATATTTTACATTTATTTGAGAAACACTTTCAGAAATATATCAAGGATTGTCATTATAAGCCCAAGCAATAAGTATTTTACATGCTTGTTTTATATCTTCTGGTATATCAGTATAACCTACATTATAAGATATTTTATAAAACCCACTCTCAATTTTATATCCAAAATATATCAAATTATTTATAATTTCAAAAGGAGTGGATATTTCTACCCACTCATTATTTATTTTTCTTTTTATAAAATTTATACTATTTACTGGAATCAAATTAGTAGTGATTATTTTTCATCATTCATATTGTAATATTTCTTCTATATCTTTTCCTTCTCAAAATATTGAGTTTGTATATTTAACTATAAACTCACTAGCAAATTTTATATAAGAAGTTAGTAAATTATCCTCTTCAGTTCCTACTATATTTAAGTATTCTTTTATTTCTGCTAATTCCAGTAAATTCATTATTTTAGTATAAATTTATAAAATTATTTTTTCTTTGTTGTATTTTTTTTAGTTTCTTCTGTATTAGTTGCTTTTACTATTTCAAAATAGTTTTTTCCATAAGCCTTATAAACATTTTCTGGTATTGTTGTAGTTTCTCATTTTACAAAGCCAACTACATTTCAAATAACTTTTACATTTAATGTTTTTTCAGTCATTTTTTTAATATAAATAATATAAAGAAAGCCTAATTTCTTAGGCTATTTTCTATGAAGCTGCTGTTTTCAATACTACAAATGCTTGGTTAGTTAATGGAGCTCAACCAATTCTTTCAATAACTTTCAAACTCTTTACATCTTTTTCAAATCATCAAGTTGTATAACCTGTTTCAGAGCTTACTCATTTTCTTACTCATAAAGCATAGAAATCTAAGTCTCCAAAGAAAAAGAATTTTTTATCTGCTGCATCATCAGCAATTCCAGGTAAAACATCAGTAGTAATAACTTCATAACCCAACATTGTTGCATTTCAGTTATTATCTTCTACTAATAATTTTACATCATTCTTATCAGTCAAAGTTCTTAAAAATCACAAAATAGTTTTATTTACATACCATTTAGGATTTTTTCATCTTGTATATGTATCTTTCAAACTATATACCATATCTATTACATCATCAGCTGTAATATCTTTTATAGAAGTTTTACCAGAAGCCAAAGATTTAACTTGTCCTATATTTAAGATACCTGAAAAGTTTGAACCTGTTCCATCTCAAGTAAATACTTGTGTATCTTCTATTTCTGCAAATTTATTTGCAACCAAATTTAGAACTAAATTAAATACTTCTTGAGCAGTCATATTATCATCTATTAACTCACTTGTTGCAGAGATTAAAGATGCAATTTTTATAGCTTCAAGTTTTATTCTTCTAAATGTTGGTTGTGATCATGTAGTTTCTGCTCATTCATCTACAATGTAAGCCATTACTGTATTATCTACACCAGTGATATTTTTAACATCAGTTCTCATTGGATATTTTCTACAGTATTTTCTTGCTACACCATATTTTTGGATTTCCAAGAATAAACTTTTTTCAAATTCTTCTGGAACTAAGAAACCACCATCAGCATCAGTTCATTCAGATAAAGTTTTCACTTCTGATAAATCTTGTTTAGCCAAAGCCTTGAAGATTTTAGCAGTTTTTTCAATAGCTTCAGTTTTATCTTCTTTCTTTTGAGATTTAAAACCTTTTACCATTTCAGTCATACTGTCTTTTACTTCCTTTACATCCTTTTTTACATCTTCCAATTTTTCATCAACAATTGTAGGCACTACATCAGTAGCAATTTTAGAAAGTCCTTTTTCAATACTTTCTTTCAATACTTTTTCGTCAATAACTGTCATTGTTTTTACAATTTAATAATAAAATAGTTATCTTTTCTTAAATTCTCTTAGAGCATCAGAAGTAGCTCTATTTATAGTCTGCAAAAGTTCTTTTACTTCAAATTCCTTTTGCTCTTTTACCTTGCCATCGGTAAATAAAGCCTTTATTTCTTTCACTTCTGCAACTAATCCGTTTAATATTTCTTTAATTTCCTTAATCTCTTCTTTATCATTTTGTTCCTCTTGTTTCTGTTCTTCTGTATTTTCTCCTTGTTTTGTAGCTTCAAGTTGTTTTATCAAAGCCTTTTGTTCATCAGTCAAAGCATTAGGATTTGCAGGAATAGGAACAAAAGACAATTCAAGCAGTTCTGCTTTTGTAATTGTATTTCACTCTCTTTCTTTTGGAATAAATCAAACTGAAACAGTTTTTAAAATTCATTCATCATAAAGATCCTTTACAAGTTTTGCTTTTGGATTTGTCTTTGAAAATACTCACTCAATTATTAATTTTTTACCTTCTTGTTTTATGTTTGTAGCTTTTCAAATTACATCTTCTACATCATACCAATTATGACAACAAAGTATTACAGGAGATTTTTTATAATTTTTCAAATCCCAAGCATTTACCAAAATCTTTTCTCCATCTCTATCTATATCTTCTGTGCTTGCTATTACTCTAAAATCAGGTTTTATATCTTTATCTAATTTTTCAGTAATTTGCTTAGATAAAACTTCAATTTGTTTTTTAGCCTCTTGATTTAAGATTTTCATATTTTCTTTTTTTAAATATTTAAAATTTTAATAAGCTGATTTTGTATTTACCAATTCTACATCTACCAATTTATCATTTTCTATATCATACAATGCTTTAAATCATATAGTTTGTTGCACAATACTTTCTTCATCTACATTTCTTGCCCACTCTTCCAAATTTACTTTTGGTAAAACTATATTTAATTTTGGATGGTCTCCATTAGAACCGATTACAGTTCCAGTATCTTCTATATAAATTCAGATAGCTTTTTTAGTCTGATCTAAATATAAATTTTTTAAATCATTAGTATCATACAACAATTCAAAACTTCATGATATTTCTACAAGTTTGTTAAATATTTCTTTTACTTCATTAGATCATATTTCTACTACATCCTCTAAATCTGTAGAAACTTTAAATTCAAAACTTAATAAATCTAAATTAGTTCCAGAACTTAAAGAACTTTCATCATCTGCAATTTTTACAGAAATATTATTAGCATTTAAGTTATAATCTTTATTGTATGTTGCAGTATTACTTGCAGTTGTAGAAGATTTTGATTTAAAAGAATTTTTAAATTTCAAACATTTTCCAGGCTCTCCAGATATTTCTAAACTCTCACACATTACCAAAGGAAACACTTCATTTTGGTTTGGTTCTACAATACTTATTGCCAAAGATGGATGTAAATTATTATGAGCTAAACTAAAAGTATGTTTATAAGCTCATGAACTGTCAGCAGTTTCTGCAGAACTTACAGCTCCAAGCATATTTTTTATAAAATATCAAATTAGATTTACTCACAAATGTCCTTCTACTTCTCACTCTCCGTATTTTTTACTTACACAAGTATCAGTAGATTTTGCAAGTTTTCATATTCCAGCTTCATTATCTTCTACTTCAATTTTTGTATCAAAACTAAAAGAAAGTTTTGGAATATAATCAAAACTACTTGCTCCTTGTCCTCTTGTTCATTCTCCACCTACTCAAATATTTATCAATTTCCCAATGTATGTTGTCATATTGTCTTTGATTTTAAAAATTAAAACTATAGTAGTTTTGTTTATAGACAGTTTATTTTCAATGTAAGTTCAAAGCCTGTAAAATACAATCTATAGTATAGTGAGACTTAGCTTGTTTATTGTTTTCTACTGCAACTATTGTTTTTAAATTTAAGTTTGTAATATTTGCAAGTTCGTTCAAAGTCCAACCTCTTTTTATCCTTACTTTTCTTATTGTGTTGTTTGTATCTTTATAATATTCTTTCAAAACTTGCTTAAAAAAACTATCTCTTTCAAATCCAAGCCTATTATAGATCCTTGCAAGTTTGTTTGGATTTATGATTCATTCTCAAGTTTTTAGTTTTCTTAAAAGTTTGTAATAAAAACCTTTACTACAACCGAATTTGTGAATAAAAAAATTTACTCCTTTCTTTCTATTTACAGTGATGAAATCTTTAAACTGTTTCATTGTTGTATGTATAATAAATTATAAACAAAAGCATCCATTACATCATCATGCTCTACATCTGGGAAATGTGTAAGTTGATGAGTTAGATCATCATCATTTCAATTAAACAAAACATTTCCAAACTCTATAATTCAAGTAATTTGTAAAAGTCTTGTTCATTTATCTTTATGAGCTCGCACTCCAAACATAGGTAAGCCAGCAAGTCTTAAATCTTCCAAAAGTTTTACTTCTTTATTCTCTTCATAAATTATTGCATTAGGCTTATATTTTTTATTTAACATCAAGATATAATTATATAACTTACCAGGAGACTTTTTTACACCTGTAGAAAATAATGAATATATCTTTTCTCCACTTTTTCATACTACAGAAACTCAGGTAAAATCTGCTAACTCCTTTTCAGAAGTTGCAGGATCTATTGCTAAATATATTTCTTCCATTTCTGGTAAATTATGCCAATATTTAAGCCATTGATTTTCTATAATAGAAGACCCTGAAGTTATAGGAATATGTTGAAATTCTTGATTAAATATTGGTGTCCCTACTTTTTGTCTCCTTTCTTTTAGTTTGTCATAACTCCAAAGTTCGGGCCATAAAACTTGTTTTTTATTTTCGTCCAAAATTGCAGGCTTCTTGATAGTCCTCCATCAGTCTTTTTGTAATTTATTTACTAAACACATTTCTCAAACTATCGTTCAAATTACAACCATACTACCACCAGGCAACATTGTATTGTATAAAGATGACAAGATAAACTCATTAAACTTATCTACTACTTTTTTATTTCTTACATCTTTGTTATCTTGTGGATCATCTATCACAACAAATTTAGGTCTTTTACCTCTAGGTCTTCAACCAATAGGTAATGTTTCTATACTCACTCAATTTGTAAGCTGCAAAAGTTTTGCCTTCCATTTTAAACTTCAATATTTTTCTTTACTCTCTTTTTCTTTTTTAGGAACTAAATCTCAAAAGACAGAAATCATAAGTTGGTTAGTCTCTAATTCTTTCTTTATTTTTCAAATTTGTTCTTCTCATAAACTTGCAGGTGCAATATATAAAATACTATCTACTATCCCATAAATTAAAATTTTTATTATAAATTCCGTGACGGATGTAGTTTTACCATGTCATCTAGGTAAAATTAAATTTAGATCTTTCCCTTCGTTTATTCATTGTTCTAAATTCTTCCGTATATCTTCTATATGTTTTGGTGTTGGTAGTTCTTTTTTTGTGCTTGGATTCATATGCCAAGAAGACAAAAAAGTTTCTGCAAAAAATTTAGTATCATAAAAACCTTTTGAAAATAAGTATTGTTTCAATTGTTCTAAATTAATATTTTTTAGTCCTAACTTTTCTACTATCTGAATTTCTTTTTTAGTTAATAACCTG